TTGATGTATTGACCGTTCCCGGCCTTGGTGTCCTTGAGTTCGGACTGCGAGATGGTGGCGGAATACCATCCAGCCGGCAGCGGCTCAAAGTTGCCATTGCCCACCGGCAGTTCGTTGACGTTGAATTCTTCGGTTAAGAAAGCCATTTTGTTAATCCTTGAAAGTGATTTTAAAAGACGGACGGCCAGGCTTGGCCGTGATTGCTGCAGCTAACGGACGGGTAATTGCTTCATCTGCGGCCTTCCAGATCGCCATGTTGATTTCTGGCTTCCAGCGAAACAGCTTGGCAAGGTGCTCAGTCAGGCCAAACTCGGCTGCGAGTTCTTGGACTTTTTCACCATCAACCTTTCGGTCAATCCGGCCCGAGACTTTGACTACAAAACCTTCCGGCTCGGCGGTCTCGGTAGACTCAAAGTCTGGCGGAATCGCCAGCAGCTTAACCATCTGATCTTCGATCTTGCGGCGCTCAGTCGTGGCTTTTTCCTCGGCGGTCTTAAAAAATAACCAGTCGGCACTCAGGGTTTTAAGGTCGGGATTAATCATTTTTTGCCACCAATCTTGGCAATGATGGCACCCAGATCAGGCGCTTCCCAAGGCTCCAGCTTGCCGGAACGGTCTTTTGCCAGCCACAGGCCATCCGAGTCGCACATCAAAGCCCTTTGAGTCGTGCCCTCGGCATCTTTCTCCACCCGCAGTGCCAAGACTTCATCATAGAAGTAGGGCAAGCCCTGAGTCAGGCTCTTGCCCGGCATTCCGGGGTTATAGAGAATCCGACCCATTTCGTCGGCTGACTTTTCGAGCTTAGCAGTCATAAACACGTGCTTGCCGGGCAGGTCTCGGAAAGCCCTGATCAAGTCCGCCATCGTGGTATTCATCTCACCATATGCCGCCCGGCCATCCTTTTGCTTCTTCAATTCCTCATGCAGCACCACCTCGGCAACTTCGGAAATGCTGTCCAGCACCACAGATTCAAAGCCCGCGGCCTCTTTGCTTTCTTTGCACCAAGTGAAGGCTTCGCGCAAATCCTCCATGCTGCCGATTTCCAGATAAGGTAAATTAGCATCCTGGATGGAGAGCAGCCCACCCTCGGCACTGAGCACAATCACGTTTGGCAGCGTCTTGATCAGGGTTGTTTTACCGGCACCAGCGGCACCGTAGACCAGCAGCTTGACGCCATTCTCGGCAAGACTGCCGGTATTTTTCAGCTTGATAGCCATCATTCCCCCTCAGTAAAAATTAAGATTGCAAAAGTAATCAGTCCGCCAACAACGCAGGCGTAAAAGCAGACCTCGGAAATACTCATTGCTCGTCCTCCTCTTCGGCTGCGTATTCGCACGCCAAGTCATAGACGAAGTCGGAGTCGATCAAATGATCTTCGATCATGCATCTGACCTTTTTGGACTCACGCTCGATGCGGTCGGCGAATGCCTCTGTGTTGCTCGAAAAACTGGCAAGATACATTTCCCAAGCAAAGGAAGGATCTCGGTTTTCGAGCAGGAAATCGTAAAGGTCAAATTGCGGCCTACCATTTGGAGGCCACTGGCCGTAATCCATGGCAATGTCAATCACCGTATCCAGCGCCAAATTTATGTGCCGGTCGCTCGGCTCCGGGCGGTTGCCGGGATAGCAGCGATTGCAATCAGTGGCACCACAGTTGCAGCGTTCGGTGCTCATGCTGCCACCGCGTTTTTTAAATTTGTCACGGCTTCCGCTTCCGAATGACCAAAAGCCACATGACCGGCATCGTCTTGCGCTTCCCAATCGGCAATGCCAAGTGAGACTTGCTTAGAAATCGAAAAATCGCGGGTAAAAGTATTGCTGATTGGGCGAGTAGTAATGTTCATCTTTGCTTCTCCTGTTTTGCCTCGGTCTGGATGTCAGGGTGAGGCGATGTAGATAATATAATCGACTGTGGTATGATGTGCAAGCGTAATCGTAAATATATTTACAGGGAAGCATAAATGCTCACAATTAATGAAGTTAAACAAAGGCTTACCGACGCTAATCTGCGACGGGTGGCGGTAAAAGCAGGTGTTCACCCGGCCACGGTCTATCGTTTTATGCAGCCTGACAGCCAGCCGAGCTACGAAACCGTGAAATTGCTAAGTGATTATTTGACAGGTCAGGAGACAGCCAATGGCCAGCCTTGAAAATGTCTTGGGTGGCCCTTGGGCTCCACCCCCTGAGAAGCTGGTAGCCCCGCCCGGCGTGCAACTCATTGATGCTATGAAAGCAGCCGGTCTGGAGCCACCGAACGAGATCCACTTTGACGGCAAGATTCACCGCTTCCGATCCGGCACCAAAGGCTCCCCCGGCCACGGTGACAAGCCGGGTTGGTATTTAGTGTTCGGTGATGGCATTCCGGCAGGGCGGTTCGGCTGCTGGCGTGCAGGAATGGAAATAACTTGGCGTGCTGATGTTGGCCGAAAGCTGACCGAATTCGAGGAAATGGCCCACGCCAGACGAATAAACGAGTCCAAAGTCCTGCGGGAAGCCGCCCAAGAACGCCAGCACAAGGTAGCCAGCGAGACGGTAGAAAAGATATGGCTCAGTGGCATAGCCGCCCACCCCGATCACCCCTACCTGAAACGCAAGGGCATCCAGACCCACGGCGTTCGCACCACTGGCGATGGCAGGCTGATGGTGCCTCTATACGATGCCGACGGCACCCTCGCCACCCTCCAATACATCGACGATGATGGCGGCAAGCTCTATCACCCAGGCGGTCAGACGGGCGGTAAATACTGGATGGTCGGCACAATGGACGAACCGGGCGTCCTTTTCGTGGCCGAGGGCTTTGCCACGGCAGCGACCATCCACGAAGCCACGAACCGCCCCTGCGTAGTGGCCTACAGCGCCAGTAATCTGGTGCCGGTCACCGGCACACTTCGGGAAAAATACGGCGTCACTCAATCCATTATGATCGTGGCAGACCATGATTTATCCGGCGTGGGCCAGCGGTATGCAGAGCAGGCATCGGCCAAATATGGCGCTCGGATGGTAATGCCGCCAATCCTTGGTGATGCCAACGACTACGCCCAGGCTGGGCACAATCTTGTAGGACTGTTGATGCCAATCAAAGATGACTGGCTCATACCAGCCGATGTCTTCTGCGCCCAGCCTTCCCCGATCTCATGGCTCGTCAAGCGCTGGATTCAATCTCAAGCCCTCGTAATGGTTCACGGCCCGTCAGGAGGCGGGAAAACCTTTGTAGTGCTGGACTGGTGCCTGCGGATGGCATCCGGCGCCGAGGACTGGGCAGGCCACAAGGTGCGCCAAGGAAACGTGGTTTATCTGGCCGGCGAGGGCCACCACGGTCTGCGTGGCCGGGTCGAGGCATGGAAGCACCACAACGCTCAAACCTCCAAGCTGGCGATGTGGCTCTCAAAGGACGGCTGCGATCTGAACACTCCGACCGGCTACCTGAAGGTGGTCGAGCAGGTCAGGATGCTGCCAACCCCGCCAAGTGTCATCGTGGTCGATACCCTGCACCGTTTTCTGGCCGGCGACGAGAACTCAGCCCAAGATACCAAAACCATGCTGGACGCCTGCAATGCCCTCATGATGGAGTTTGATTGTTCCGTTATCCTCGTCCACCACACCGGCGTCTCCGACGAGGCCCAGCTCCGGGCTCGAGGCTCATCAGCTTGGCGCGGCGCTCTGGACATCGAGATTTCCATCGTGCCGGGCAAGGAAGGAATCCCCATGCAAATTGTCCAGCGCAAGTCTAAAGACGCTGAAATGGCCGAAATTGTCCATGTTGAGCTGCAGCAGGTAGCCATTCCCGGCTGGCTCGATGAGGACGGCCAGCAGGTCACAAGCGCGGTGATTGTGCAGGCCCAAGCCCCCGCACCATCCAAGAAAAACAGCAAGATCGACAGCCACCGCAAGACCTTTGAAAACGCTTGGTGGGCCTCCGGTGCCGAAATCCGCGACGGTTTACCCTATCTGAGCCGGTCGGCACTCAAAGACAAGCTGGCAGCCGATGGCCGGAAACCACGCACAATTGAGAACGATATGAGCGTGGCATATCC